ATGGCGCTGTCTGATGCGTGGTTGCGTTCAGTCGTTGGAAAGGAACGTGATAAGGTTTTGGTTAAATCCGATCGTGATGGTCTGTCTGTTAGAGTATCACCGAAAGGTCGCGTAGTGTTCCAATATCGTTATCAGTGGGCGGGGAAAGGTGAGCGTCTTGATATCGGAACTTACCCGGCAACTGGACTAAAAGAGGCCAGAGAAGAAGTTATCCGTCTTCGTGGTGAACTCGAGTCAAACCGCAATCCACGATTGGTCAAGCTGGCAGAAAAACGTAAAGCTACTGAAGCCATGACGGTAGAATCTGTGATCCGTGCTTGGTATGAAGCATATTGTGTAAAAAATAAAAAAGGTTCTGAACAGATACTCCGCTCGTTTGAGCTGCACCTGTTCTCTAAAATCGGGAATATCCCTCACGATGCAGCTACATTGCATGATTGGTTAGAAGTCCTGGAGCCTCTTAGCACTAAGACTCCAGCAATAGCAGACCGATTGCTAATTAACGCAAAGCAGGCCCATGTCTGGGCGTATAAGAGAAAGCTCATTGAAACTCGCCCGCTGTCGGATATCACGGGTAAAGATATGGATATCCGTAAAGGTCAGAAGAAACGGTTTCTGACACATGATGAAATTAAAATCCTTTATGCTGCGATCGATGGTTCTCGAATGGTTCCTAAATACCGGGCCTTCATTAAACTATTGCTGCATTTTGGTTGCCGTAGTTCAGAGCTAATTACTGCCAAGGTGGACGATTTTGATTTCATTAATAAAATATGGACTGTACCACCAGAACGACATAAGACAGGGGATATAACAGGCGAACCGCTAAAGCGGCCCATTATTGAACCGGTTGAAGAGCTTATAAAATACGTTATCTCTATGAACAACGGTTCCGATATGCTTTTTACTAAGGAAGGAAGCAGGGAACCAGTTGGTCGGACATCATTGCAGTCGCTGCCTTACAATTTAATGCAGTACGCATGGCGGCGTTTGGGGTATCAATTTCCTCACTGGTCTCTTCATGATTTGAGACGAACAGCACGAACAAACTTTTCTGATCTTACTGCGCCTCATATTGCTGAAATAATGCTCGGTCATAAACTGCCAGGTGTATGGCAAGTTTATGACAAGAGTGATTATCTAGAAGAACAGCGTAAAGCCTACCAGGCATGGTGGGAGAGAGTTGAATCGATTGTTACTTGTACTCGTTCAGGCTCGAAATGATATTTTGCGTAGCTAGAACGCAATCAAATCTAGCAGTCCGCTTTGTTCGGAGTTCGGACATTATGAGTTGGCAAGTAAAGTAGCTTGCTAGGAAGCCGGATTTGCACGGTCGGTATAATAAGATGTAACCCCTTGCCTTCATTTACTCGAATGAACGTGCACATTGGATAGGAGGAAAAGGAATGCAATTCATTACCAACGGCCCTGATATTCCTGATGAGCTTTTGCAGGCGCACGAGGAAGGGCGCGTTGTGTTCTTCTGTGGAGCAGGCATTTCCTACCCTGCTGGTTTACCTGGTTTCAAAGGGTTGGTAGAACTAATTTACCAGAGGAACGGAACAACACTTTCAGAAATTGAGCGTGAGGTTTTCGAGCGTGGGCAATTTGACGGCACATTAGATTTGCTGGAACGGCGCTTACCAGGGCAGCGTATAGCCGTCCGACGCGCGTTGGAAAAAGCCCTTAAGCCAAAGCTCCGTCGTAGGGGCGCTATTGATACTCAGGCGGCGCTGTTACGTTTAGCCCGTAGCCGCGAGGGTGCCCTTCGATTGGTCACTACCAACTTTGACCGTCTCTTTCATGTGGCAGCTAAACGTACAGGCCAGGCTTTTCAGGCCTATGTAGCGCCGATGCTGCCAATTCCAAAAAACAGCCGCTGGGATGGACTTGTATACCTGCATGGGCTGTTACCGGAAAAGGCGGATGATACTGCCCTGAATCGTCTGGTTGTTACCAGCGGTGACTTTGGCTTGGCTTATCTCACTGAGCGTTGGGCAGCTCGCTTTGTGAGTGAGTTATTTCGTAACTATGTGGTCTGCTTCGTTGGCTACAGCATCAACGACCCGGTACTGCGCTACATGATGGATGCGCTTGCAGCAGATCGGAGGCTCGGTGAAGTCACACCACAAGTATGGGCACTGGGGGAGTGTGAGCCGGGGCAGGAGCACCGGAAAGCCATCGAGTGGGAGGCCAAAGGGGTCACTCCTATCCTTTACACCGTACCGGCGGGCTCCACTGATCATTCAGTGCTGCATCAAACGTTGCACGCTTGGGCAGATACTTATCGAGATGGTATACAGGGCAAAGAGGCTATAGTCGTCAAACATGCTCTGGCCCGCCCGCAGGACAGCACTCGTCAGGACGATTTCGTTGGTCGGATGTTGTGGGCCTTGTCAGATAAATCAGGTTTACCAGCAAAACGCTTTGCGGAACTCAATCCTGCACCGCCGCTGGATTGGTTATTGAAAGCTTTCTCGGACGAACGATTTAAATACAGCGATCTGCCACGCTTTTGTGTATCTCCGCATGTCGAAATTGACCCGAAACTCCGATTCAGTCTGGTTCAGCGTCCAGCGCCCTATGAGCTGGCCCCGCAGATGTCGCTGGTTTCTGGATGTGTCAGTGCTAGCAAATGGGATGACGTAATGTCCCATATAGCCCGTTGGCTAGTTCGTTATCTGGGCGACCCTAGGTTGATCATATGGATTGCTGAACGCGGCGGACAAATACACGACCGTTGGATGTTTCTGATTGAGAGCGAACTAGATCGCTTAGCAGCACTGATGCGGGAGCGTAAGACTTCTGAGTTAGATGAAATTCTCTTGCATTCCCCCCTGGCTATTCCTGGTCCACCTATGTCTACTTTATGGCGGCTTCTGCTTAGTGGTCGTGTGAAATCGCCATTGCAGAACCTGGATTTGTATCGTTGGCAAAACCGCTTAAAGAATGAAGGCTTGACGACTACATTGCGCTTGGAGTTACGCGGGTTGCTTTCTCCCAAGGTTATGTTGAGGCGGCCGTTTCGCTATAGTGAAGACGATTCGAGCAGCACTGATGAACCCTTGCGAATCAAGCAATTGGTGGATTGGGAGCTGGTGCTGACTGCTGATTACGTACGTTCAACCCTGTTCGACCTTGCTGACGAGTCATGGAAATCGTCCTTGCCATACCTGTTGGAAGATTTTCAGCAGTTGTTGCGTGATGCACTGGACTTGTTGCGGGAGTTGGGAGAGTCCGACGATCGTCACGACCGCTCGCATTGGGATTTGCCGTCCATCACTCCGCACTGGCAGAACCGGGGGTTCCGCGATTGGGTGAGCCTGATTGAATTACTTCGGGATTCGTGGTTAGCCGTTCGAGCCAAAGACAGCGATCAGGCCTCGCGCATTGCTCAGAATTGGTTTGAGTTGCCATATCCCACCTTCAAACGTCTGGCACTGTTTGCCGCAAGCCAAGACAACTGCATACCACCTGAGCGGTGGGTTAATTGGTTGTTAGAGGACGGTTCATGGTGGTTGTGGGCCACGGATACTCGGCGAGAGGTATTCAGACTGTTTGTTTTGCAGGGACGACATCTGACAGGAATTGCACAAGAGCGTCTGGAAACTGCTATCTTGGCAGGGCCTCCGCGCGAGATGTACGAGGATAATTTGGAAGCAGACAGGTGGCATTATTTGGTGGCTCATTCCGTCTGGTTGTGTCTAGCGAAGCTCAGGGGAGCGGGCCTTGTTTTGGGAGAGTCTGCGGCTACACGTTTGACGGAAATATCCACAGCATACCCAAAATGGCAACTGGCAACCAACGAGCGTGATGAATTCTCTCACTGGATGAGCGGAACCGGTGATCCAGGCTTCGAGGAGAGTATAGATGTCGACATTGCGCCCCGTAAGTGGCAGGAATTAGTGCAATGGCTCGCAAAGCCTATGCCAGAAAGACTGCCTTTCTATGAGGACACTTGGAGTGATGTTTGCCGTACGCGCTTTTTTCACAGTCTGTATGCGTTACGTAAACTATCACAAGATGATGTGTGGCCTGTTGGTCGGTGGCGTGAAGCTCTGCAGACTTGGGCTGAACCAGGGATGATTTTGCGTTCGTGGCGGTACGCCGCACCGTTGGTGCTTGACATGCCTGACGCAGTACTTCAGGAGATTTCCCACGCTGTCACTTGGTGGATGGAGGAGGCTTCGAAGACCATCCTCTGCCACGAGGAGATTCTACTGGCCCTTTGTCGTCGGGTTCTGATGATAGAAACAAGCCCAGAGTCTAGCACCATTCGAAACGGAATTGAGACCTATGATCCTGTTTCTACGGCGATCAATCATCCCATTGGGCATGTCACGCAATCACTGATCACCCTATGGTTCAAACAGAACCCGAATGACAATGATTTGCTTCCTGTTGAATTGAAAACACTTTTCACCAAATTGTGTAATGTACAGATAGAGCTATTCCGCCATGGTCGGGTGTTGCTGGGGTCGCGGCTGATCGCATTTTTTCGCGTAGATCGACCTTGGACCGAACAGTATCTATTGCCCTTGTTTGCTTGGAGTAATCCCGTCGAAGCAAAAGCTGTGTGGGAAGGCTTCCTCTGGTCGCCACGCCTGTATGAACCGTTGCTGATAGCTTTCAAGTCAGATTTTTTGGAGAGCGCCAATCACTATTCTGATCTTGGCGAGCACCGGCAGCAATTCGCTATTTTCCTGACTTATGCAGCTCTGGGCCCTACCGAGGGATATACCGTGGAGGAGTTCCGAACGGCAATTAGTGCTCTTCCACAAGAAGGTCTGGAGGTAGCCGCGCAGGCGTTATACCAGGCACTTGAAGGTGCGGGCGATCAGCGCGAGGAGTATTGGAAAAATCGTGTCCAGCCATTTTGGCAACAGGTTTGGCCAAAGTCCCGCAACTTGGCCACCCCACGCATATCCGAATCGTTGACTCGTATGGTGATTGCTGCCCGAGGTGAATTTCCGGCGGCTTTGGCAGTGGTGCAGGACTGGCTGCAACCGCTCGAACACCTTAGCTACGACGTTCGCCTTTTGCTAGAATCAGATATTTGCAGCCGATATCCTGCGGACGCTCTATCCCTGCTGAATGCCGTGATTGCCGAACAACACTGGGGGCCTCGAGAGTTGGGGCAATGCTTGCTTCAAATTGTTCAAGCTGCTCCACAACTGGAGCAAGATGTTCGTTATCAGCGATTAAATGAATATTCTCGAAGGCGCAGCGTGTGAAAGTGACAGGCGTTGGACAGTGCGAACTGTGGAGCCTAACAAGGTAAAGACACTCTAACTGATAATGCTGCGCCGCTCGTGCAATGCAATACAGTTTTTATCTAGCGGTGAATTATGGTGTTAAAAGTTAGCCCCTGACACAGGGTGGGTAGTTGGCTCTGTGTCATTGATGGGTATTAGTTCTGATATGAGCTAATACCCATCACTCAATAACTCCAGCAAACCTGTATATCTTGCGTGATGCCCATTTATTTGGGCAGGATTTAATATCAGGATCTGGAAAGTCAGGCCTGTATTTCTGGCCAGTTCTCCTGTTTACGCTGTTCCAGCGAAGAACGGTCGATACTGAAACGCCACAGAAGTCGGCGACTTGTTTAGTTGTCATTAAGTTGTTCATTACTTCACCTCCTGCGGTGGCTCCGGTAGCGGCATCCAGTGGGTTACTTTCGATGCCGGTTCTTCCCCATCGTCAGTAACTGCCCACCATTTGTTTCTCGACCAATCGTAATACCCTTCGAAGGTATCGCACTCAGTCCAGCCGTAAGACTTACCCCAACACCAAACATACTGTTTATCGTTCGGCATTCGCTCACTACAGCTTATCCAACCATCCTGAGTTACCGGAGAGTTGCCCGACAGCTTGTTCAACTTGTAAGTCTGGCTTACAGGTTTGGCACCATGAAGCATGGTGGCGCGGCAGGCGTTCCAGCCTTCATCAAAACCGACTATGCCATTATTTAAAGACGGACGAGCATCTGGCACCACCAGTACTGGCTTGGCTATATATAGCGGCTGAACATACCAGCCCATTGATAACCAACTGTCAGCAATGTTTTTGCTCCTGGTTATTGCCGGAATACCTAAGCCATTGTCTGAATGCAGCCATGCCACCGGCTCCTCTTCCAGCGATGCCAGAGCAATTTCATAAGCACGGCGCTCAATATCGTCTCGAACCTCTAGGCTGCTGATTCGTTCTTTGATTTCTTTAATCAGTTCTTTATTGGTAAATGTGGTCATTATGCTCCAGCCTCCGGCGCTTTGGGCATTACTGCCCAGTGAGTGATATTGAAGTTTTCAAGGTCCCCGACCTGAAATGTCCACTGCCATTCTCCGGTTTCTTTTTGTCCCCAGGTGTACCAGAGAGAACGCCAGCCAATCAGCCAGCCTTCTCCATTAGCATCAAATAACAGAACACTTTCATTTGCTGGTGGCAGTTCAGTTGACACTGGTATTATTTTGTTTTCCAGTGCCGCACATTTAGCTTCAAGCGCGTCGAATTTACGTACCAGGTACTCAGCATTTGTTTCGTTCACTTTCAGATCTCGCGGTACACATTTCCCGCGAAGAAACCCTTCCATTTCGAAAACATTCATGCGCATTTGCGTAACTCCGATAAATCGTTAAAACGTTCCATAAACATCCCGTAGGCATGGCCCGGTGCCAGTGGAATCACGTTGAACATCTCTGTTGCCGGGATGCCTTCCAGTACAGGCCAGAAAGAGCCATCATCAAGCCCGAGATCGCGGCGTTCGGTTGCCAGCATGATGAGATCGGCATATTTCACGGGTGTACTCATAACCGGGGGTAACCCGTATTTCTCACGGATTACGGCGTCTATTTTTTCTTCCATCCGTTTATAGTCAGGAAGAAGGCGTTTCAGTGGTGCGGGAATGTCCTGGCAATACGCTTCTGTTGCATCATGCATTAACGCTTCAAAAGCAAATTCCTGCGGCACCAGCTGGCTGCAAAGAACCGCATGTTGGGCGACGCTGTAGAAGTGCGAAAGATGACCGGCAAAGCGACAGATATTTGAAAGGGAAACCGCGATATCGTTAATATCGATGTCGTCTTTATTTATCCTGTCATAATAAAAATGCTTCCCAGAAAAAGTTTTGATAAATGACATTTTGTTCTCCACGTATATGCGCTGCACCGCGCTGAATTCTGGTAAAAAGAATCCCTCACCATCCGGCGATTATTGAGTAAATTACGTTTCCATAAATGCCCCCGCAGGGGCATTTGCAGTAATGAAATCAGGCGGTGAAAGTACCAATAAAGGTTTCTACTTTGCTGTCCTTGAATTTCTCAACAAGCAGATCACGAAATTCGTTAGCCATTTCTTCCTGCACCGCCTCCAGCTGAATAATGCGCAGAACCAGTACAGGACGATCGCCAGTGATAATGCTGAGGCGTAATTTAAACGGACGTTCTTTCAGACCTTCAAACGGAACGCATTTAAATTCAAATGCCACTGGCATAATGTCTTTGGTCTTCGCTTCGACAGACTCCATCAGGGAGCGTTTGCCGCTGAAGTCATTATCTTCAAAATCAGCGGTCTGGTTTGCTTCAATCGTGATTTTACGGACTGCCGCAGCCGCTTTTGTTGCCTGAATAGCGTCACCATTAGCATCAAAGCCCACAAGGTAGTCGGCCCAGTCTTCAATCCATTCTGCCAGTGACTTCTGGGAGTTACGCTCGCCGTTAACAGACAACAGGGCAGAGAACGGTGCTGTCTTTTTCAGTTTGAGAGTGGCGGTGTTATCTGCGTGACCTGGTTCATCAATAGTACCCAGGTTAAGTACACTGACGGCACGCATATTATCAGCATCGATAAAGCAGCGGGTGCCTTCATCTGCAAGATCTTTAGAATAACGGGTAAAGTCATCGATGCTGGCAGTGGAAAGCGCACCACGGAAACGGAAGCGATTTAAATTAAATTTTTCCAGATCATGAATGCGGAAATTCTCAGGCAATGCCACAGCATCGGCACCAATATTACTGATAATTTCATTAACACCCTGAGCAGAAATAAGGGCATGGATTTGATTAATTGCGGTTGCGTCTAAGTTCTGAGACATAATAAGTCCTCACTATATAAAGATATTCAGTGATGAGATAAATAATCAGTTAATTAAGAACGATATTAATGACCTGCTGCGCGTAGTTTTCCGTCAGGTTCACCGGCAAGAGTCAGTAATTGTCCCTGGTCTTCCTGCAGAATAGTCAGGCGACCACCGCGATTGACATACATCAGCGTTTCGGTGGTGTCTTCTTCGGAAATTTTCCCGCGGTTAGTCGGGCGAACATATGAGAGTTTGTGTTTGATTTTCACACGGTTCTCATCAAATGGTTCGATTTCCAGGTTGAGTGAGACCTTACCTTTGGTTTTCGTGTTCATCACACCGGAAGCGACTTCACTGAGAACTGCGCCGATTTTGGTTTCAAATACGCCGCCGTCCAGCTCCCCGATAAATGCCTGCACATCAGTACTGCGTTCGCTAGCCATTTTGCTGCTCCTCATCATATCGACCCTGCAAGGTCGGTTGGTTTCTCCACAAAACAGAGAAGAACACCTGCGGTGGCAGCCGCCCGGATGGATTGGGTTATGAGCCCGTCGTCCGGTGATGCTCTTCTCTATTTTGTAAAAAGAGCGGTACCAGCCGGAAGCAAGTGTACAAACTGGTACCGCCAAAGCAGTGGCTGTTGTGGTGGGGTTGTCACTCAGGCGTATGGTCAACCTGACAATCCGGTGTCCTCAACGGGGAAAGAGTAACCCCGCCATACTTACCGCCGCGCCATTTCGCGGATTACCACAACGCTGAGAGCACTTAGCCAGTTACGGCACCACACTTTGTCGCGGCTCTATAAATGCCCTCATCGTTGCACCCTGGTCTCTTCCCAGGCGTCAAACCGGATCGCCACGCTGGTTAGGCGTCTTATCAGCATCATCATTGACTTGCACATTCCGGCTACCTGGTTTGTTTGCCCGAGCAAGAAGTGGATTGTCCCCTTTAACGTCCCCAGACCGCTAACGACGCATGTGCCATACGCCGTGTTACAACCAAATTTTGTTTGAATTTTGCCTGCCTCATGTTTCTTTTGGATACATTATGTATCTCATGGGTACATTGTCAAGTATAAAAAAACCTGCCGAAGCAGGTTCATAAATATTGATTAGGCCTTTATTGTGTATCTTCTTGGTTTTCCCGAGAAAATCACTGTACCAATTATAGAGCAATTACCGTTAATCTTAATGTAAGGCTCAGGCCAGTTTGGGTTTAATGCTTTGAGATAACGCTGTGTTCCATCTTCTATCAATCGCTTGAAGGTGGTTTCGCCTGTATCGTGCATCAATGCAATAACGTCGTCACCGTGGCAGGCAGGGACTTCGGGATCAACAAAAATCATGTCTCCAGGGCGGTACTCATCAATCATTGAATCACCAATCACCCGCAAGATATAAGTCATTTCGCCACAGGGTACAGGGCAGGGGTAAGTTTCTGCTGTGCTCAAATCAACCTCAGAATAGCCAACTTCTTTCCATGCTCCGGCCTGTACCCATGATATGACAGGGACTAACGTTATTTGTTTGTTAGTGATTGAAACATCAGGTTTTTTTGTGATGTTCGTGGTCTGGTGTTCTTGATCAAGCCATCCGACAGGCAGGTCGAAACATTTTTCGATGTGCCGCGCCATGCTGTCACCGATATTTTTAGTAGCACCATCTCCCATAAACCTGCTGGTCTGGGTTGGCTCGCGATCAATCATGGTGGCAAAGGAAGAATTCCCGCCAACACCATCTCTCAGTTTTCTGGCGTTAGACCGCCGGATGTCATGGATTGTTTTCATAACGAAATTAAAACCTTTGTACCGATAAGGTACAAGTATCTTGAAGGTTCATTTCAATCATGTAATATGTATATCGGAGGTACATATTGTATGAAAGCGTATTGGGACTCTTTAACCAAAGAACAGCAGGGCGAGTTGGCCGGAAAAGTTGGCTCAACACCTGGCTACTTACGGCTGGTTTTCAATGGTTATAAAAAAGCCAGTTTTGTGCTGGCGAAAAAACTTGAGCAATGCACGTCAGGTGCAATTACGAAATCTGACTTAAGACCGGATATCTATCCGAAAGATTAACAGAACACCTTCAATTTTTAACCACAGAACGATGAGGCTAACCGTGGGTAAGTATCACTGGAAAGTAGAAAAACAGCCTGAGTGGTACGTGAAAGCTGTCAGAAAAACTATCGCAGCGTTGCCGGGTGGTTACGCTGAAGCAGCTGACTGGCTGGATGTAACAGAGAACGCATTATTTAACCGCCTTCGTGCCGATGGCGATCAGATTTTCCCGCTGGGATGGGCAATGGTTTTACAGCGCGCGGCTGGCACTCACTACATTGCGGATGCTGTCGCACAGTCTGCTGGTGGGGTGTTCGTATCGCTTCCTGAAATTGAGGAAGTAGAGAACGCCGATATAAACCAGCGCCTGCTGGAAGTCATCGAACAGATCGGGAATTACTCAAAGCAGATTCGTTCGGCAATCGAAGATGGGGTCGTGGAGCCACACGAGCAGACAGCAATTAATGATGAGTTGTATCTGTCAATTTCGAAGCTCCAAGAGCATGCAGCACTGGTCTACAAAATCTTTTGCGCTCCAGAAAAGAGTGACGCCCGCGAGTGTGCAGCTCCGGGCGTCGTGGCGTTTTGTGTCTGTGGAGAAACTAACGCATGAACAGTTTAACGGCAAATAACCGTTTGTCGCAACAGCTGGTGGTCAGTGTCGCTGAACACCTGTTGTTACGGCATGAATGCAGATTACCAAATCACCTGGCTGTAAGTAACCACAGAGAACTTTACCTGACTGTGGGGGGCGAGTTGTGCGGGAACTTAACCGCTGGTTTCGTGACGGAAGAGGGCTTTATGTCCATGTTATTCGTTGGGAACCAGAAACACAGCGCGTTATCTATCTTCGCAAAGACTACCCGCATGAGTGCTTTAGTCCTTTGTGGAAATTCAGGCGTGATTTTGTTGAGTGTGAAGGACCACCAGCACATTGATTCTGCCATTCCGGGACGTTACACTGTTCAGGCACCTTATAAAGCGGGTGCCGGGATTGGCGTCCTGGAATTGATCAAGGCGATATATGACGCGCCAGCGTCTTTTTTATCGTCCGCATTTGCTCACATCAAAGTTATGGTGGGCTGGGCGGGGGCATCGAAAGATGCGCCGGTTTCCTTGATCACCGGTTACGCCAACCCCGTTCAGTTCACCACCAGCGAAATTGGCGTTTCCGGTGGTGGAAGTATTTCACCGATCAAGGAGGCTGCCATCATGGCTACTGTCCCAGCCCTCACTCGTCTGAATGATGAAGACTTACATAAACTCAGTTATGTAACAACTGCACTAATGGCCATTGCGGCGGCACCGGGCACCGCCGTTCTGCTGATACGGCTGAGGTTTTCAACGGCCTGCTCAAGACCTTTTATGGCCATACATCCCCCTTTCAGCGGCGACGGTTAACGGCAGGCGGTACGCCCCGCCCAAGCCAGAGATGACAGCTTCCGCCATCATCTGGCGAAATCCGGTCTATCCAGAAGTTTTCCTCACCGATGGTCAGCGTGTCGCCGCGCCGCAGCTGCCGCACATCATCAGTCCGGACAAACAGGGACGGGCTGGAGCCTTCAACGCGCACGCCCTGTCCGGCATAGCTGATATTTTCAGGGTCATCAAAAACACCACGTATCACAGCACCGGACTGCTCACCGGATGTCATGGTGGCTGACGTTCCCATGTACCCGCGTATCGTTTCATCGGCGCGGGCAATGGCAGCATCGAACAGGTTATCGAAATCAGCCACAGCGCCTCCCGTTATTGCATTCTGGCCAGGCCGCGCTCTGTCATTTCAGCTGCCACACCGGCAGAGACACGGAACGCCGTTCCCGGCAGCACAAATGCCACAGGCTCATCCCGCGTGGCGTGAAGTGCATCAGTATGCAGCGTCACCAGTGCCACGACCGTGACCAGAGCAGCCGTATCAATCACGGTATCCGGCTGCGCTGATACCACCTCATTTTCATGTCCGGTCAGCGCATTTTCCGGGCTGACAGATGTGTCCTGACCGGCAGCGTCATCCGTGTCATCAAGCTCCTCTTCCAGCTCTGCCACACGGAGCACCAGTTCTTCTTTCGTCCCCGTCAGGCTGACATCACGGTTCAGTTGCTCACCCAGCACCTGAAGACGGGCAATCAGTTCATCTTTCGTCATGGACTCCTCCACAGAGAGAAAATGGCCCCGAAGGGCCATGATTACGCCAGTTGTACGGACACGAACGCATCAGGGTCAGCCAGCAGCATCAGCGGTGCTGACTGAATCATGGTGAACTCACGCGCCGGATCGCCGGTGGTCACCCAGTTTTTCGGGTAGCGGGCAGAGGCGTTAATACCTTCGCGCTGTGCGTCCGCATCCTGAATGCAGCCATAGGTGCGCAGACCGCGTGCCTGAGTGTTCCCCAGCACCATCGTGTTGTCCGGCAGGAAGTTCTTTTTGACGTCGTTTTCCACGTACTGTCCGGAATACACGACGATCGCCGTATCGCCATACATCCCCTTATAGGACACCGCTTCGCCCAGGTCTTTTACCGCTGTCTCCAGCTCGGAATTAGAGCCGCGACGGGTATCCAGCTTCTCCCTGACGGCTTTGAAGGAACGGAACAGCGCCCAGCCTTTCGGATCAAACACGATGATATTCACCACACCGCTGGCGTTCAGCGCGTAGGCTTCGATATCGTCGGTCGGGTCATACGTGGACTTGTCACGCTTGCTCCACTCCGTACCGCCGGACTGTGTGATGTTGTTCGCCGCACTGCGGCCCATATCCACCTCAACCGGATCGAAGGCTTCACCGGTCATGGTGTATTTGCCCTTAAGCACAGCAGAAACTGCCTGCATCTCTTCGACCTGAGCAATGGCCAGCTCTTCGTCTCGCATGTTCTGCATGATGATGCGACGGCGGCGGTAAGCCGGGTCCGCCAGATTCTGCGGATCTTCATCCGGCAGGCGACGCAGGGTCATCTGCGGATTCACCTCATGCTTGGGTTTGACATATCCCGGCGTAAATTCAGAGGTGGAGCCGCCACGGGAACGGATAACCTCACCGGAAACAATCGGCGAAACGTACAGCGCCATGTTTACCAGTCCCGGAATTTGTGAGAGATAGACTTTCTCCGTGGTGAAGGGATAGCTCTCACGGAAAAAGAGACGCAGAAACAGCGGATCAAACTTAAATTTCTGCTCATTTGCCGCCAGCAGCTGGGCGGTTGTGTACATCGACATAAAAAAATCCCGTAAAAAAAGCCGCACAGGCGGCCTTTAGTGATGAAGGGTAAGGTTAAACGATGCTGATTGCCGTTCCGGCAAACGCGGTCCGTTTTTTCGTCTCGTCGCTGGCAGCCTCCGGCCAGAGCACATCCTCATAACGGAACGTGCCGGACTTGTAGAACGTCAGCGTGGTGCTGGTCTGGTCAGCATCAACCGCCAGAATGCCAACGGCAGTACCGTCGGTGGTGCCATCCCACGCAACCAGCTTACGGGTGGAGGTGTCCAGCATCAGCGGGGTCATTGCAGGCGCTTTCGCACTCAATCCGCCGGGCGCGGTTGCCGTATGTGCCGGGTCACTGTTGCCCAGCGGCTGGTAATGGGTAAAGGTTTCTTTGCTCGTCATAAACATCCCTTACACTGGTGTGTTCAGCAAATCGTTAACGGCATCAGATGCCGGGTTACCTGCAGCCAGTGGTGCCGGTGCCCCCTGCATCAGACGATCCAGCGCAGTGTCACTGCGCGCCTGTGCACTCTGTGGTGCAGCTGCCAGAATGCGGCGGGCCGTTTCCACGGTCATACCGGGGGTTTCGGCCAGCACACGTGCCTGTTCTTCGCGTCCGTGAGCTTCCTCACAGTTGAGGATCCCCATAATGCGGCTGTTTTCTGCCGCAACCGCAGCGGTGATCTGCGCGTTCACGTCCGGCTGCGCCGCGCTGGCGTTTTCGCCCTCCGTCGCTTGCACCACGTCAGTAACGTCAGCCTGCGAAGCAGTGGCTGAAACAGTTGTTGATTGAGTCTCTTTGGTCATTCGCCCTCCTGAGAGACGGGATTTACGTGCATCCAGTGCATCACGCATAACGGTGATCGCATCGGTGCTGTTGACAAGTTCATCAGCCAGTCCGGCATCAATGGCCTCCTGACCGCTGTACATTGCAGCCTCGGTATCCAGCACAGCCTGCACGGACAGGCCGGTATATGCCGACACCTTCTGCGCAAACATCCGGCGGGTTGCATCCATCCGGGACTGCAGTGTCTCCCGGACATCACCCGGTAGATGGCTGTAGGGGTTGCCATCCACCTTATGGCTGCCGCTGTAAATCAGCGTGATTTCCACGCCCTGTTTCTCCAGCGCAGCGCCGTAATTACTGTGAGCCATCATGACGCCGATGGAGCCTGTCCGGGCGGTCTGCGTGACCAGACGCCGGGAGGCGGCGCTGGCAAGCAGCTGACCTGCACTGCAGTTCATGTCGTTGGCCAGCGCCCATACCGGCTTTATGTCACGCACACGGGCGATGATGTCAGCACAGTCAAATGCTCCCGCCACCATCCCGCCCGGTGTGTCCATATCGAGCAGAATGCCGTCCACCATCGGATCGCTGGCAGCCTGTTGCAGACGAGCGATAATGCCGTTGTAACCGGTCATTCCCGAATACGGCTGCAGCGCCCGCGTCCGGCTGACCAGCGTACCGGACACCGGCAGCACGGCGATGCCGTTCATGACCTGATAACTGCGGGCCTGTCGTGGTCCGTCATCATCACCGGATAACGCCAGCGCCGCGGGTGCCTCTCCGGCAGTCAGGCTATCGCCGGATACTGCATCCGTCAGGCGACTGATCCCAAGCTGGCCTGCAAGCGCACAAAAGAAAACCCGCGCATAGGCGGGTTCAAGCATCAGCGGCTCATTAAAAGCCATGCTGGCAATATGCGGGAGATTACGCAGCTCTGCTGTCACTCTTCTCCTCCTCTGTTGATTGTCGCAGTCCGGATTCAAATGCCGCAGCCGCCCAGGCGGGCGGTTTAAGACCGGCTGCACGGCGCTCCATCGTTTCACGGACCTGCTGGGCAAAAATTTCCTGATAGTCGTCACCGCGTTTTGCGCACTCTTTCTCGTAGGTACTCAGTCCGGCTTCTATCAGCATCACCGCTTCCTGTACTTCTTTCAGACCATCGATGGCCATACGACCGGAGCCTATCCAGTCGCAGTTCCCCCAGGCACTGCGGGCTTCCTGAAAGCTGAAGCGCGCTTTTGAAGGTAACGTCACCACGCGGCGAACAATGGCCTCTTCCAGCCAGCACAGAAACATCTGGCTCGCCTGACGGGATGCGACGAATTTTCGCCGCCCCATAAAGTACGCCCACGACTCGTTCGCACTGGCCCGTGCCGTGGAGTAGCTCATCTGGGCGTAATTCCGGGAAAGTTGCTCATACGAGACACCCAGCCCGGCAGCGATATACCGCAACAGTGACTGCTCAAACACGGAGTAGCCGTTATCCGTGTCCTGAGCCGTCTGCAGGTTCAGTGAGTCCCCCGGCATCAGGTGCGGCACTTTTGCGCCTCCCAGACGGACCGGTGCTGCGGCGTAATACGCGGCAATTTCACCAATCCAGCCGGTCAGCCTTTCCCGCTGCTCCTTACTGTTCGCGCCCAGAATAAAATCCATCGCTGACTGCGTATCCAGCTCACTTTCAATGGTGGCGGCATACATCGCCTTCACAATGGCGCTCTGCAGCTGCGTGTTCTGCAGCGTGTCGAGCATCTTCATCTGCTCCATTACGCTGTAAAACACATTTGCACCGCGGGTCTGCCCGTCCTCCACGGGTTCAAAAACGTGAATGAACGAGGCGCGCCCGCCGGGTAACTCACGGGGTATCCATGTCCATTTCTGCGGCATCCAGCCAGGATAGCCGTCCTCGCTGACGTAATATCCCAGCGCCGCACCGCTGTCATTAATCTGCACACCGGCACGGCAGTTCCGGCTGTCGCCGGTATTGTTCGGGTTGCTGATGCGCTTCGGGCTGACCATCCGGAACTGTGTCCGGAAAAGCCGCGACGAACTGGTATCCCAGGTGGCCTGAACGAACAGTTCACCGTTAAAGGCGTGCATGGCCACACCTTCCCGAATCATCATGGTAAACGTGCGTTTTCGCTCAACGTCAATGCAGCAGCAGTCATCCTCGGCAAACTCTTTCCATGCCGCTTCAACCTCGCGGGAAAAGGCACGGGCGTCTTCCTCCCCGATGCCCAGATAGCGCCAGCTTGGGCGATGACTGAGCCGGAAAAAAGACCCGACGATATGATCCTGATGCAGCTGGATGGCGTTGGCAGCATAGCCGTTATTGCGTACCAGATCGTCTGCGCGGGCATTGCCACGGGTAAAGTTGGGCAGCAGGGCTGCATCCACACTTTCACCCGGTGGGTTCCACGCCCGCAACTGCCCACCAAATCCGCTGCCACCGCCGTGATAACCGGCATATTCACGCAGCGATGTCATGCCGTCCGGTCCCAGAAGGGTGGGAATGGTGGGCGTTTTCATACATAAAATCCTGCAGGTCCCCTGCGTCGCTGTGTCATGCCGGTCTGCACCTCCAGCTCCGCAATGTATTTTTTCAGGTCAGACACGGAAGTGGCCGTAAACTCCACTCGCCGTCCGTCTTTCTGTACCGTTGCCACCCGTTTACCTGTCATCAGGTCATGCAGTGCCGCACGGGCAGCGGCAAGTTCTTCCTGTCGCGTCATTCATCCTCTCCGGATAAGGCACGGGCGTAATCTGCCAGTGTTTTCTTGTTGGTTGCTGCACCATCCTCTTCCTGCAGGCTCGCCAGCAGTGCACTGAGATCCAGCTGCCAGCGGGAAATACTGATGCGCAGCGCCGCCAGCGCATAAACGAAGCAGTCGAGCGCCTCATTGCGTCGCTTTTTGCTGTCCCACAGTATTTTTTTCCTGCCATCCACCCATTTTTCGACCTGCTCTTCAGCAGTCAGCTGCTGCGCTTCGGTCAGATCAAAAATATCCGGGTTATTCGGGAAGTGAACGGCACCGGGAAGCGGTTCATCCCCTTCCGGCGTCAGTGTGAAGCGGTTATAAATCTGCTCTTTCGCGGTATCCGTACCGATTTCGGTAAGGTAAACCCCGTTTTTGTTTCGCTTACGAGGCATGCTGGCCACCGGCTTACCGTAGACGGATGCCCCTTTAATGGGGATCACCCGGAACAGCCCATGCTTTTTCGAGCGTTCATACACAATGGTCGGGTCAATCCCGCCAATATCCCAGCAGATACGGGATATCGACATTTCTGCACCATTCCGGCGGGTATAGGTTTTATTGATGGCCTCATCCACACGCAGCAGCGTCTGTTCATCGTCGTGGCGGCCCATAATAATCTGCCGATCAATCAGCCAGCTTTCCTCACCCGGCCCCCATCCCCATACGCGCATTTCGTAGCGATCCAGCTGGGAGTCGATACCGGCGGTCAGGTAAGCCACACGGTCAGGAACGGGCGCTGAATAATGCTCTTTCCGCTCTGCCATCACTTCAGCATCCGGACGTTCGCCAATTTTCGCCTCCCACGTCTCACCGAGCGTGGTGTTTACGAAGGTTTTACGTTTTCCCGTATCCCCTTTCGTTTTCATCCAGTCTTTGACAATCTGCACCCAGGTGGTGAACGGGCTGTACGCTGTCCAGATGTGAAAGGTCACACTGTCAGGTGGCTCAATCTCTTCACCGGATGACGAAAACCAGAGAATGCCATCACGGGTCCAGATCCCGGTCTTTTCGCAGATATAACGGGCATCAGTAAAGTCCAGCTCCTGCTGGCGGATGACGCAGGCATTATGCTCGCAGAGATAAAACACGCTGGAGGGGTCATCCGGCGTCCATTTGAGGCCAAACGGCGTCTCTTTGTCGCCAAATTTAAGATACTGCTCCTCCCCGCAGTGCGGGCAGGCAACATGAAAACGCATAAAATGCGGGGATTCACTGGCTGCACGCTCAATCTGGCAGGTGCCTCTCACTTTGGGCGTGGAGCCACGGATAGACTTTGGCCAGACCGAGCCTTCAATACGTTTGTCGCCAAGGAACGTCGGAGAGCCTTCCTGTTCAATATCCTCATCAAAGGCAGCAAGTTCATCATAACCCGCCACATCCACCGACTTTTCACGGTAGTTTTTTGCCGCTTTACCGCCCAGGCACCAGAAGCCACGACCATTGGAAAAACGCTTCATAGTGAGCGTGTTATCCCGGTGCTTTTTGCCATACCACGGAGCCAGCGCCAGCAGCGACGGAATATCGCGGATGGTCGGCTCAACGTGGGTTTTCATAAAGTTCTCGGCATCACCATCCGTCGGCAACCAGATAAGTGTGTTGCGCTGCTTATGCTCTATGAAGTAGGCATAAACACCCAGCAGCATTTTGGAATAACCAACACGGGCAGACTTCACCACATTCACCTCGCGGATGTAGTCGCTGCCCATCGCATTCATGATGGCCCGCTGAAAGGGCAGTGTTTCCCAGCGCCCTTCCTGGTATGCGGATTCTTTCGGGAGATAGTAATTGGCATCCGCCCATTCAACGGCGGTCTGTGGCTCCGGCCTGAACAGTGAGCGAAGCCCGGCGCGGACAAAATGCCGCAGCCTGTTAACCTGACTGTTCGATATATTCACTCAGCAACCCCGGTATCAGTTCATCCAGCGCGGCTGCTTTGTTCATGGCTTTGATGATATCCCGTTTCAGGAAATCAACATGTCGGTTTTCCAGTTCCGGAAAACGCCGCTGCACCGACAGGGGGATCCCGTCGAGAATACTGGCAATTTCACCTGCGATCCGCGACAGCACGAAAGTACAGAATGCGGTTTCCACCACTTCAGCGGAGTCTCTGGCATTTTTCAGCTCCTGTGCGTCGGCCNGCGCACGCGTAAGTCGATGGCGTTCGTACTCAATAGTCCCTGGCTGGAGATCTGTCTCGCTGGCCTGCCGCAGTTCTTCAACTTCCCGGCGCAGCTTTTCATTCTCAATTTCAGCATCCCTTTCGGCATACCA